CGCCTCCGTTGCGATTACCTCTGCATTGCCCGCTCGGGTGTTTGCTTGGCTTGCCGAGTTAGCAGAATTTGTTGCTTGGGTGCTTGCCGTGCTGGCACTTGTTTGAGCGGCACTTGCAGAATTGGCGGCGTTAGTGGCAGATGTTTGAGCGTTGCTTGCCGCCGTTTCCGCTGCCGTAGCCCTAGTGTTTGCGTTATTGGCTGCGGTCTCTGCCGCTGTTGCCCGTGTGTTAGCGGACACCGCACTATTAGCCGAGTTGGTCGCTTGACTCTGTGCCGTACTTGCAGAATTTTGCGCCGCCGCTGCCAAGTTAGCAGAATTAGTCGCTTGCGATTGTGCTGTTGCCGCTGATGCCTCAGCATTTTGTGCCGACAATAAAGCCGCCGCCACTTCGTCCTCTACGGACTGAGCCGACCCTGCCGCTGCCGTTGCTGAAGCCGCCGCAGACTCTGCCGCCTGTTTTGCAAGTGCCGCTTTGTCGGTTGCAACTTGAGCCAATCCTACAGCCGCCGTTGCCCGCTCCTCTGCTACGCTTGCGCTAACTGCAGACGCTGTCGACGCCTCTTGAGCCAAAACTGATTGTGCCTTTGCGGTATTTGCTAAATTAGCGGCATTGATTGCCGTACTTTCAGCCACGCTTGCGGAATGTGCAGATAATGCCGCGCTTGCCGCTGATTGACTGACCATGCCCTCGGCTGTTGTTGCTTTTTCTGCGGATAGTGTTGCGGCCGCCTCTGCCCTTATAGCATTTACATTAGATTCAGCGGCAAATGTTTCAGCGGCGTTCGCTCTCGCTCTTGCTTGGTCGCTGCTCTCTGCCGATGCCATCGCTTGAAATTTTGCCGTAGTTACCGCCTCTAATGCGTTAAGGCTTGCTTGCTCCGCTGCTTGTGCCGACTGCTCTGCGTTATCTGCGTTTGTTTGCGATACCTCTACTAACTGCAAACTTTCCGCAACCTTTGCCTCTGCGTCCAAAACAGCTTGCGTTGCGACTGCCGCACTTACCTCTGCAGCCACTGCCCGACCGCTTGCGTTTGCCGAATACCCTTGAGCCAAAACTGCTTGCGCCTCCGCTCCCTGTGCTGCGGCTTGTGCCGCTGCTGCTGATTGTGCAGAATTTTCCGCATGGCTCTCCGCTGAAGCAATCAAAGTCAAAGCCTCGTCCGTTATAGCCGAAGCAATATTTTTGACCTCTAAACTTAAAGCCACCGCTTCGCTTGCTGATTGCGCCGAAGCCGTCGCTTGCCGCTCCGCAGCCGAAGCCGACTCAAATGCCGCCGTCGCTTTTTCCTCTGCTACTCTTGCCGAGTCCGCTGATTGCTCCGCCTGCTCTTTTGCCGCTGCCGCCGCCTCATTTGAAAGCGAGGCTTGTTCTAGTGCCTCAATAGACTTTGCCTCAGCCCTGTCCGCTTGTTCCTGCGCCTCCGTTGCCTTGGCTGCCGAAAGTGCCGCAGACTCCGCGCTGTCTATCGCTTTTTGCTCTGCTACCGCCGCCCGTTCCTGCGCGTCGCTTGATTGCTCTTTTGCTTCTTGCGATATGCCGAGCGCCTTATTTGCCGTTGCGCTTGCCTCGTCCGCGATTCCCTCTGCAACCCTAACATCCGACACGGCTTGCCGCACGGTGTCTACTGCCCAGACCGAATGCTCAAAACTACGGACTAATAAATCAGGGTTTTCCTGCGCCCTGCGTTTGCCGAACATAATTCCGCGCTCGATTACAAAGGTTACAATATCCCAAGGGGTAATTATATGCTCATGCGGTTTGTATGCTAAAAACTGCAAATGAAGCTCCCCATCGGTTGTGACCTCGTTTGGCAGCCTAAATTTTAGATTAAGCCTGTCAAAATCCATGTCGTAGTCCTCAAACTCGGGCGTGTATAAAGCGATCGTCCATTTTTCGCCGCGCTCATTGAGAAAGTCCACCCGCTTTGAATGCTCCAAAAATTCAGTCGGAAAGGTCACGGCGATTGCCGTTGACAAATTTTCGCCCGCTATCAATTTGTGGCGGTTGCTCATATTTAATTGGTGCCGCCTGTTTGATTGTAAATTTATTTTTATTTGTGCCATGTTGTATATTTGCCTCCTTTGCTTATAAAAAGCGATATATCAAAATTGAGTGCAGCGTCACGCTGCTAAACTTCCCAGCCGCCGTTATATGTTACTGTGCCGCTTATATTCCCAAAAACCGCGATGTTTTGTCCCGAGCCGCCAAACATACCCGCTATGGAAATCACTCCCGCTGTGCTGACCGCTCCCGTAACCGCTCCCGATACATTTATCATTTCAGGCCATTGCGCAAATGCTTGACCGCTTAGGCTTGCGTTCGCCCCTATCGATACTGCCGCCCGTGGACGAAAGCCCTCCGGCACGGTTCCTGCTGTTCCTGTGCCGTTTAGAATGACAAAGTTACCTTGCCTGCGCACTGTCCCATTGCCACCAACGATAGAGGCGCTAACTATATTTAGGGCATTTTGCGCCGCTCTGTCCGCGTATGCGGTTGTTGCTATGCGGGTTGAGTTATTATTTGCCGCTTGCGTCACGCCCGTTGCTGCAGTTTCAATAGTTCCGCTTAAATTTACAGCATTTTGCGCTTGGTCAATCCTGTTGAGAATATTCCGCTGATTAGTAATTGTAATTGTGCGGTTGTTGTTTATTTGACATAAAAAAAGCGGTATCTGATGAATACCGCTTGCCGCTATACTTAAATTATCTTGTATCAGCGGAATATTGCTTGATGTGCTTTGGTTGCTTGCTCTAATTTGAAAGCGGTGCGGGGTCACGCTTAGGTTTACCTCCGCAAATACTCTAGCAAACTGCGCGCTGCCGCTCGGGAATGTAAAATTGAGCGGAGTAGGGCTGTCGCTCATTCCAAAATACCCGTTTACAAAACAAAGCCCGGGCGCAACATTGACGCCCCTGTCCGTTGTTGTCGCTGCGAACTGCTGTCCCGTATTGCAGACCCCTGCGGCGTTTTGCGCTAGGTATGCGTAAATCATTGCGTCAAAACTGGGTAATATTTCGTTATGTCCGGTTACCGGGTCGCCCAAGCCTTTAAGAAAAAATGCCATTTATTTATTGCCTCCTTGCGTATTGTCTTTGATTAAATATTTTCATGCGGTCGGTAAAATCTATACGAGCCTTGCCGAAAATACAAATATAGAACGGGTCGTCTTTACGGAATTTTATACCCGTAAAAATGGTATCGTAAGAGCGCCCCTCGTAAATTATCTTTACTTGGTCGCCATAATTAAACCGCCGTGCCGGAACCATCGTTTGTTTTTTGGCAAGCCTTACTTGTACATAATGATTGTATATGTTGCCTTGAAGCTCGGACTTAGCAAGCTCTAGCATTGTGTAGCCCTCGCGGATCGCCTCTATTTCGTCCCATTCTACATAACGGGTTGATACGGGGAAAAGCCTTTGCGCATGGGCTTGGTTTGTTGTTAGGGTATTATTTTGTAATAAGAAAAAACTGCCCTGTATAACGCCCGTATTCTTATTAAATAAAAGCGCCCGATTCTCTCTCGGCAGCTCATTCGAGTCAAATTCGGGCTTACTTAACTTTATATTATCCTTTAGCATCAAGCCCTCGGTATCATTTTTTATAATATCCACGACTATCCGCTTGTTTGCAAAGTCTATGTCGCAGCTGATGTATATATTAAAATGGTCAAAGCACCAGTCTATAAAATACATTAAATCTATGTCGTCGCTGTCGTCTACCCATACGGCGTCTAGGTTTTGACCGAATGTGCGGATTGTAAGCGGCAGCCGCCTTAGCGTATCGGTTGTGTTTATAAAGGCGTATTCTAATAAAACCCGCAAGCCCGCTACTGCGTCAAAGCGTTTGCCTAAAAGCGCCGTCCACTTAAAAACATTGAGAATATTATCGTTAAATAATTCTTTCATGTGCTTAAACTGGATCCTAAGCTCTGTATTGTCTATTGCCGTTATTACCCCAAGAACGATTAGATTCACGCCCTCGCTTATCGCTAAAATATCCCCCTTAAATCCTCGGCTCTCGGCTACTAACCGCATGGTGCTGTTATTGTTTGCTAAATAGTCAAGGTCAATATTATAATCCCGCACCACGCCGCTGTCGGTAAGTTTTAGCGTTAAACGGTTGTATATTTTATATCTTGTCATGCATCCCTCCCTAGTGTAATTCCTTTAATATTGAATAACTTATTGTTACCCTGCCGAAGTTAGCGTTTGTTGCAGAAGCTAAAAACCAACTCACGCCGCTTGGTATGCTTATAAAATTTGCAAAGGTATAATCCGCTTCCCCTGCGTTGTATACATCCTCACGGACTGTGTTGTTGCCGACTCTTGTATAAAGCGTTGCCTCTTGCCTTGCGGGGTCGCTGTCAACGATTAGGTGCTGCGTTGCCCCCACGGTCAAATGATATTTTGCTTGGTTTAGTATTTCGCCGTCCCTAACAATACGAAAAAGCGGCGTGTCTGTTATGCCCTCCACCCGCACCCTTGCGCTTGTCGGCAAATTGCCCGTATTGTCTATCTGCACCGCCATGTTGTTTGACCCGCCGAAAAAATACGGGTATACATACGGAAAGGTAAGCGGCGTTCCCGTCCGCGCTAATTCTAGCGTTATCTCTACATCCCGCTTCCACCTTGATATTGCAGAAAATGTAATCGGTATGCGAAGCGCCGCATATTGAATGTCTATTTCCTCCTTGCGAAGGTCGGTAATTAAAACCTCTTTGTACCATTGCTTGTCGGCGCTTTGGTGGGTGCTGCCGTCCGTGCTGTAATAAAGCCGCAGCGGTATTTCGGTATTTATGTTGCCGACAAAATTTACAAAGCGGGTAAAATGCGGGTAGTCGCTAAATATCAAAACACCTTGTATGTTTTGTGTTTGTGTTGTTATTTGCTCAATAAAATATGTGTTTTCTACCGCAAAGCTACCCACCCGCGTCCTTATTCCTAAGCCTTGAGGCGCATACATAAAGTTAGCGGTTTGGGCGGCTAGGTCATTACTTGTTAAATCCCAAATCGCCCCGCTTTGGTTCTCTAGCCAAAATCTGCGCATTAAATTTTACCTCCAAGCTCTCTATTTATCCGCTCCGCTAAAATGTCCGCCACCTGCTGTGCGTTTTCTTGGCTTATGGGCGTATCGCCGCTTGCCTCAATGCTTACATTTATATTTTGATTGCGGTTGTTGTGGTTTTCGCAAACGCTCCGCATCTGCGTTTCTAACCCTCCGCCCATATCCTCATACGCTCCGCCCAAGCGGTTGAGCGAGTTGCGCTGTTGGTCGAGTGTTCCGCTTAGTCTGCGGCTTTGTCCTGTCAGTATCATAAAAAGCGTTGCAAGTATCAATATAACCGCCGCGACTGCGAGTAATATGGGTTGCAGCGGCATACTTGCCGCACTTAGCATTCCCGCCCCGACCGCCGCTTTTTTCTTTGCGATCGCTATTTTCTTAATACCCACGGCAAGCGCCTTTGTCCCTAAAACAAGCGCTTTTATCATCATAATTAGTTTTGGTAATACCATTACGAGAAAAATAAGGAATATTACAAACGCTTGCTGAAAGGGCGTCATATTAGAAAACCACTCGGCGATCCTAGCCAAAAACGGCAAAATATAATTGCTCAATAATTCCGCAAGTGTTTTTATTAGCGGCAAAAGCGACACCGCTAATTCCGCCCCGACCGCCATAAATTCCTGCCGCACCTCGTCCCATGCCGCCTGTATCTCTAGTGCCGCTTGCGCTTGCTCCTCCGATATTATATTGGCCTCAAGCTGTGCCTCCATAAGCAGTTCGTATTCCTCGATTGTTAATTCGAGTATCTCTATAATGTGGATTGCTTCCTCGCCAAACAATTCATACGCTAGGCGGTTCCTTAGCATTATGTCATCCATTTCGCGCAAAGCGATTATAACCTCGTCGTATACCTCGCCCAAGGAACGGGTGCGTCCTTCTGCATCCCTGCTTGCAACTCCGATATGCGTCAAAATTCTTTCGTATGCGATCCCCGTGCCTAGCGTTATCCGGTTGAGCCTGTTCCTTAGAGTATCAAGGGCACGGGTGTAATTTTCTGCGCTGCCCGTTACCTGCTCAAATACTCCCTTTTTTACCTGCAGCCGCATAATGCACATTTCGTATTCTCGAGCCATGTCCGCTAAAGCCACGGCGTTGCGGGTAAAGGCTGTAATTGCCGCAGCCATTATTCCGACTAAGCCCATCATAAGTCGTGAAAAAGTCCGCGCTACTCTTTGGGCTTGTTGCATAGACCGAGCGACCCTGTCAAACCGCCCCGCCAAAACCTGCACCTGCTGTCGCTTTACATTTTGCAGTTGTGCGTTGAAACGCTGAAGCTCCCGCTCTGCGCTCTCGACTGAGTCCTCTATTTTCTTAAATTCCACCGCCGTGATTTTGCCTTGCTGAAGCTCACGGTTCGCCTCAATCTTGCGCTGCCTAAGTAGTGCGACCTTTTGCGTCGCTTGCCCGATTTGCGTTGATAACGCCCGCATCTGCTGTGCCGCTACCTGCGTATTGCGTGGGTCAAGTTTGAGTGTCCTGTCTAACTCTTTTGTCTTTTTTGTGCTGTCCTTTATGCTTTGACTGAGTTGTTTTACCTTGCTATCTATCTCGTCAAGGCTGCGCCCTACATTTGCCGCCATTGTGTCGCCCTCCTATGTCTTATTTTCAAAACGCGCCGCAATGCGTTTGTCCATGCCTTTTAATTTGCGTATGGCTTTACTTATAAAGCGGGTGCCTTGAATAGTGCTTGACCCAAAATTAAGGATATTAGCAATTTTTTGATAAGGAACGCCTTTATGGTCGCTGCCCTCAAACTCAATACGGAAGCCGTACCATTTGGCACGGGTGGTTATTTCGGCTTTTGTCAGCGATCTAATAAGTCCGCCCGTGTCGCCCCTCGGGGCTGTGCGCGCCAAAACCTCCCGCACCTTTTCCGCCTCAATGTCTACTTGCTCCCGTACCGCCGCCTTTGCTGCGTCGCCGACCTTGGTTAAGGATTCTAAAAACTCCGTCAGTTCTTTCATCCCCGCAGCCTCCCTTTTTTAAGCATTCCCTCAATGCCTAGTTTGGGTGCTTTACCCTTGCCGCCTTTGCCCGATAACGCCTCGCCGTCCACCCTTGCCGTGTATTCTATTAAATCGCATAAAACATTAAGCCCCATGTCGTTTATGCTTACAGCGACCCCGACCTTGATTGAAGCGTATAATAATTGCGTTGTAAAGTCTGCATCGGCGTTTTTATTAGCGGGGACGCCGCTAACCCCTAGCGCTGTTTTTGTTTTATAAACAGGCTCAAAAATTCCACGACCTCTTGTACGACCTCTCGGTCTACTACAAAATGCGGCGGTATACTCATAATAAGTTCGCCTACATCGGGCTTGACCGGATACTGCGCAGTTGCCATAAGCGCCGCTATAAACTGCAAAATAAACTCCGAGTCAAACGAGTAATCCGCCATGCTGTCTAATAACTGCAGCGCCTTGTCGTCCTCTATTTTGTCTAAGTCGCCCATTGCAAGCAATTTTTCCATGACCTCGTGATTGGTGTTTTTCTTTGCAAAATTTACAATATCGTTGAGCAGGTCTTTGCCAAAATAACTTTTATACAATACAAAAGTTAAGGCATTGCCGACGAGTTTTATCTCAATCTCGCCGTCTTTTAATATTTTTACTAATCCGTGTTTTGTCATTTTTTTAGTCCTCCAAATCGGGAATGTATATTGCGTCTTGACTCGCTTCCCAAATATCCGCGTTCATGTTAGAGTTGAGTATTGTGTAAGTGACCCTGTCTTTTAACTGTGCGCCCGCTGTAATTGAATAGGGATAAACCTTTACATTGAGCGTCAAGTCCCGTATTGTCTGCCCGTCAAATGATATGCTTGATAATGCGGGTAATTGAAAAACAGCGCGGTATAATGTAAACATTGCCTCCGATCCGTCGCCAAGCGTTGTATAAAAACCAAACGCCACCTCTTTGCCCTTGCCGCTGCTCTTTATAACAACCGCACCTTTTTTGTCGGTTACTACATCAAAAAATTTACTGTATACGCTAAAAGGCAATACGACAAATTTGACGGTTCCCTCGCCCTCAAGTGGTGAGTTAAGCCTAACAAATGCCGGCTCGTCGTCTGCCGATATGTCGGTTGTTTCGCTTGTAAACTCAAGCTCCACCTCCATGAGTCCCTCGTGGTATTGCTTTGTGCCGAATGTCCCGTTTGCGTTTTTAGATGCTGCAAAAAATTTTTTATTGCCAATCTCATATAATTGGCTTATGTCATTACTCATTTTTATTACCTCCGTAAAGTTTGTAAAGTGTCAACGGGTAGTGGTAAAGCTGCGTGTCGGCCTCGTATAATTCGTCGCTAAACTCTACCTCAAAGCCCGCCGCGTCAAAGGCGGTTTCCAACCTTTCTAGCATTTTGTGGTTTGCCTCACTCTCAAAAGAACGCTTGCTGAATACATCCACCGCAATCGTTATCTCTCTTAAAAATGTTTTATCGTCCGCCCGCTCCGCAGCCGTGCTTGACGGGATATGCCAAGTTACATATATGTCCTTTTGTCGTGCGACGGGGTCTTTTACCACGCCCCGCCAAAAACAAGGACGCTTTTCGTTATGCAACTGCGCCGCTGTGATGGATATACCGTCCAAGAGTCCCGCCGCTTTTAAGGCATCTTTTACCTCGCCACGAGCCTTGGTTCTTGCCTTAATATTTGTCATTGCTCCTCCCATTCCACCTCGTCATAAGTCGGCGGGCTTACTTGCTCCGCCCGCACCTCAAGGTCGGTTTTGTTGTATTCGTAAGGGTCGATTGATACAATCTTATATGTCCGCTCCCCGTACTCCAAATATAGATCCGTCGTAATTTTGGAGTTATAACTAAAGACAAATTGCACCGATTCATTGCTTTGCACCTGCCTTGCTTTGTGCTGTTCGCCTTGGCTTAGGTGCCGAAGGTGCGTCCACCACCCGCCGCTATTCTCGGGGTGCAAGTAATTCTTGACCACCCTCTCAAAACCCCACAGGACGCGAGGGGTCGCCTTAAACGCCCTAACCTTTTTGTCTTTTACTAAGCGCTGCCGCTGTTTCATACTAAAAAACCTCCCGACGCAAACTTAAAAGCATATTGCGAAGCATTTGCTCTAATACCTTTATGTCCGCTTGCTCTCTGCCCGTAAACATATAAGCACAAGCAAAAAGTATTGCTTGTTTTACTGTTGCGGGAACGGGATTTATTTTTGCAATTTGATAACGCAAAATACTTTCTACAAGCTCCCGTGCTGCGTCAAGTTGTGAAAGTAAAAGGGGGTCGCTGTGACCCCCCTCTACTCCTAAATAGTCCTTGACCTCTTGTAAAGTTGGCATAGTGTCCACCCCCTTATGTCGAGTACCTCTCATTAGTCAGTACGACAAAAATTGTACCGATTGTGTCTGCGTCGCTTGCGTTGGGGACTTTAAGAAAAACTGAGCATAATTCTTTATGCGCCAGTTCTCTTGCGGCAAAGACGATTTTGTTTTCGGCGTTGTCCCCAATCTTAATCTCTACTGTGCGGATAAGTTCCTCATCCCCGTCGCCTCTAACTCCGTAAAGCGAAGCGGTCAAAGTCTGCACGGTGCCGCTGCCTGTTGCTACAACAAAATGAGCCGCTTGCCCGTTATCGAGTGCGACCCTGTCTGTTTCTATATCCGCATTAAATATTGCGGACGGATGCTCTAGCACCCTAATGTCTAAATTGCGTATTACTGCCATTTTTTTATTTCCTCCTATCTTTTTGCTAATGCTACAAACGGCGATACTGTTGCGTCGCCCTTGTATGGCTTGAGTGTTTTGTTCCAAATCGGCTGTCCGTCGACTCTGTAAATAAATCTAAAAACAGCCTCATCGTATAGAAAGCGTACATGAATACTGCTTGCCGTGTTTATGCCGCCTTTGTCAATTAAAAGGTATTGCGACAAGTCTGCAAGCACTATGTCCCCAACCTCGCCTAACTCCGAGCATTGCTCTAAGGAAATTACTGGGCGGCCAAGCAGCGTTGCGTATGGTGCGTTTGCCATACTGCCCGCCGGAATATATACGGGCTTGTCGCCGACTGTCAAAGTGTAAAGCTGCGGCTCAATTTCGGGGTTAATAAACCATACGGCATTTGAGCGGCTGCGACTCCACATTCTCGACCACATTTTAACAAGGTTTTCAACTGTGATTTTCTTTGTCTGCCCCGCTTCCTTATCAACTTTAACAAGTGCACCGCTATTAAGAAAGCCTAGCGGCTGTCCCGCTCCGCTGCCTCTTAAAATAACATCATCCATCTTAAAACCAAACTCCTCGGCAAAGCCCTCTTTAATTACTTTTTCGAGCGCGCTTGCGTCCTGCAGCAGTTCGTCCGTTACATAACAAAGCCCCGTCAATTTTTTAAGGCTTAGTTCCATTTGCCTAAATTTAGGTTTTGAAGCTGTAAACTGATCCGCCTCATTTTCCCAGTAGGTCTGTAGCCCGCCCCAACGCGACCCGTTTGCTCTGCTGATTTCGTCAATAGCATTTATTTTTAGGCTGTTTGCGTTTGTGGTCAGCGGAATGCGCTTGCATTTAGACGCTAAAATTCCCGTTTCATAAGTGCGCTTTAATAGGTCTTTTACAAAATCCGTCTGCACCAAAAACCCGCCGTCGCTTGGGTTAGTGGCGTTAAGACCGCTTGCGCTGCGGGTTGATAAACGAGTATCGATTCTCGCGCCGGGTTGACTGGCTCTATATACAGCCATCATTTGTTCCCCAAGGCTTCTAAAGCCCCGCTCGTCTTTTTTGGCGGGGTCGGCTTTGGGCGGTGCGTCGTCCTCATCCTTGGGTTTGTCCTTATCGGCGCCGCCCTCGTCCGAGTTCTGCTCGTCGGCGCCCGTGTCGCCGTCAACGCCTTTTAAGCAATCGAGCAGTTTTTTGTATTTGTCAATCTCTGCCTTGATTTTATCAAGGCAAGCGATGTCCTCGTCGGTCAGCTCTCTTTGCTCCGACTTGTTAAAAATGGCTTGACCACGCATTTTAGCGTCGACAAGCCTTGCTTGTAATTCTTTTTTCTTCATAAATTTTTTAATCCTCCAAAATTGCCTTTTTTAGGCTGTCTATTTTTTGTTGTTTTTTTGCCTCGCTCTCGGCTGTATTTGCCGCATCAAGGTCTAGTTGTTTTTTGCGAGTGTCGTATATGCTTCTTACATCGCACTCGGTTGCGGGGTATGCCGGAAAGGTTACGGGGCTAACATCGTATAATTTTACTTTTATTAGTTCCCTAACATCCGCGCCCTCTGCTGCGTACCATTTATCGAGTATCACGGCAAAGCCGAAGCTCATTGCGTCTACATCGCCGCGCTTTATGCTGCACATTAAATCCTTTGCCCATTGTGCCTTTGGCGGTTTGATTTTTACATAAAGCCCGCGCTCGTCCTCGGTAAGTTCTAGCGTTCCGGCTTTGTTGCGGCCTAAGACATAATTCGGGTCATGATTATATAGCGCCCTTATATCGTCATTTGCGATACTCTCTGTAAAAGCGCCCTTGCAAACCTTTTCTCTAAACGGCAAAATATCCCCGCCGAGTGTTTCGCTCCAACTGTCAAAAACACTTGCATAACCCTCGATATAAGTGTCCTTACCCTCAGACTCTGAGACCCGTAATTCCTTGAGGGTCATTGCGCGCCGCTCTAGCGGTTGCCCTCGTATGTTATTTGTCTTACTCATTTTTGATTTTCAAATCCTCCTTAATTTTTGTTGCTTGCTGCTCCGTGACCATATTGCCGTTGACTAAAAATTCGTCCCCGCCGTTTGGTATTCGGTTCATGTCCTCAAGCGCCCGTATCTCGTTTGCGCTCATCCACCCGTTCTGCCGTGCTGTTGCGTAGCCTTGCATCCGGCTGTTAAAGTCGCCCCTAAGCAATCCCTCAACTTTGAAACGGGCAAAATAAATTGTCCGCTCTGTTGCTGTCAAAAGCGATCGCCTTATTGCCTGCTCCCACCTAACTAGCCACGGGCGTATTGTATGAACGACAAAATCTATGCTTTGATGCTCTATGTTTGAAAATGTCGAACGGCTAAGGTCGCCTATCATGTGGGGCGGTACTCTAAAAATGCGGCATATCTCGGATAACTGAAATTGCCGCGTTTCTAAAAATTGGCTGTCGTCGGGACTCATGCCGATTGGTTTATATGACAAGCCCTCCTCTAATATCGCTATTTTGTGGCTGTTGGCTGTGCCTTGATATACCTTGTTCCACGATTCTCTTAATCGCTCGGGGTCTTTTAGCATCCCCGGGTGTTCTAAAACTCCGCCCGGTCTTGCTCCGCTCCCAAACCACCGCGCTCCAAATTCTTCAGTCGCAAGGCTTAATCCCATTGCCTCCCGTGCGTATGTTATGGGCGATACTCCCACAACTCCGTCAAAGCTGAATGCAGGAATATGCAGTATTTGTCTTGCCCGATATGTCTTGGTCTGCGCCGTCTGCTCGTCCTCGCTTGTATAGCGGTACTGAATGGCACGAGTTGTCGGCTCTCTTACCACCTCCATGTTTTTAGATTTTAGCGGATATAACTCCACGATCTGCCCCTTGCGGTTGCGTCTTATAAGTGCGTATGCGTTGCCCCATAATAAAAGGTTTGTCATTAGCATTTCTCTAAAAGTAAACGCCGACATTTCGTTATTGGGGCAATCGGCAATCAGCGTATATATGGGGTGGTGCCGTGCCTTTGCCATGTCGCCGTTTTCTTCTTCTCTTAATAATTTTAGCGGCAAACTTGCGACTGTTTCGCTGATAACTTTTACACAAGCATAAACTGCAGATATTTTAAGCGCCGTGTCCTCGTCTACATTGACCCCGCTGTGGCTCATGCCGCTTGGGTCAATATCCGCACCGCTTATAAAGTCCTTGAGTTTTTGGCTCTGCGCTCCGCCGTCCGCTTGCCGCTTTTCCCGTCTTTTGAACAGTCCTATAATTACCACCTCCAATGCAAAAACCGCCCTCATAATGAAAGCGGTTTTGTGTGCTGATTTTTTGTTTGTTTTTTTAGTCTATCATCAAAGTGTATGTCTTTTTTGTCATATCAAACTTTATGTCGCGGACTATATATCTTGCGTAGCTGCCAAGCGGTGCGGTTTTTATTTCGCCCACTGTTCCGTTAAACAAAAATGCCTCCCCAAGCGTTTCGGTATGGTGTTCCGATACAACTCTCAATTTTATTTCGTCTTTTAATGTGTTTGCCATTTCGATAATCGTCATTATTTGTCCTCCTGTGGGTAAATTTCAAACTCTAAGTGCCATGCGCCGAGTTCGTCATATCCTTGCAGGTGCGTAAAACTTTTAAGAACGTCCCTTATGGTTTCGTAGGTTTTTTCGCCCTGCTTCATTGTGGCAAGCTCGGTATAGCGTTTTTGTGATATGGGTATCTCAAAGCAAGTTTCCGTGACTGTTTTGCCCTTAATCGTTTTGTAATACGCTAACAGCTTAATTGATATATCGGGGTCAAAATAAATTCCCGTTATGCCGATTTCGCTGCCATCCTCATTTGCGGGGGCTGTAATAATTTTTAATATGAGGTGTTTATTTATTCCCTCAAAATTATAGTTGCCCGTGTGTTTTAATTGGGTTAGCCCTAATGCGGTTTTTAGTCCATCGCCGTCGTTTTTTACTATTAGCCCGATTTTGTCCGTCATTATACTTTGCATTGTGTGCGCCCTCCTTTTGAACGCGGGGGTAGGATACGGAAACGGGGTTATTAAGTCAAGGGGAAAATCGCTAGTTTTACAACTTTTTTTTAGATTTTTTTACCTCTATAAAATAAGCAATCCCCGCCCATCGTAAACGCTGCCTGTCTTGGCTGCGTTGCGTAATGCTCTGTCTAATGCCATAACTAAAGCAACCGCGCCGTCTATGCGTTCCGTACTTTTTTCTTTGTCCGGCTTAATATTGCCCGCCGCATCCGTCTTTACAAAAACATTGTCCATATTCCAACGCAAGACAGGGTGTCCGCCGTGAGCAATCTTTTTCTCTAGGGTTAATTTCATGAGTTCCTTGGTGGGGCTAGATAAACTTGCGAAGCCTTGACCGAATGGAATTACTGTAAAACCCATGCCCTCTAAATTCTGCGACATTTGCACGGCTCCCCATCGGTCATAGGCAATCTCTTGTATATTGTATTTTGTGTTTAACTCCTCAATAAACTTTTCAATATATCCATAATGCACGACATTACCCTCGGTTGTTTTTATATGCCCCTGCCGCTCCCAAATATCATAAGGCACATGGTCACGCCTTACCCTTTGCGGCAGCGTTTCCTCCGGCACCCAAAAATACGGCAGCACCGAGTAATGCTCATCCTGTCCTTGCGGCGGAAATACCAAAACAAAAGCGGTTATGTCCGTACTGCTAGATAAATCCAGCCCTGCATAACAAACCCGTCCTTTTAGTGCGTCCGCATCAACCGCTCCGCTGCAAGCGTCCCATTTATCCATGGGCATCCACCGCGTCGTCTGTTTGACCCATTCGTTGAGTCTTAACTGCCGGAACAAGTTTTCCTCTGCGGGGTTTTCCTGCGCCTCTCTAAAACTCGCCCGCAGCTTTTCTACTGCGACAGTTACCCCCAAACTTGGATTTGCCTTGTACCAGTTTTTTTCCTGCGTCCAGTCATCCGTATCGTCAAGACCAAATATAGTAGGATAAAATGTCGGGTCAATTTTTCGACCGTCTATAATGTCCTTTGCCTTTTGGTGTACCTCCCAACAAATTGAGTTGCGATCCGTTCCCGCTGTTGTGATTAAAAAGTAAAGCGGCTGTTTTCTTGCGTCGCCCGACCCGTGCAGCATAACATCATATAATTTGCGGTCGGGCTGTGCGTGTAATTCGTCAAATATTACTCCGTGAACATTGAGTCCGTGCTTAGAATACGACTCTGCGCTCAACACTTGATAAAACGAGTTTAGCGGTTTATATATAAGCCTCTTTTGAGAAAGTATCGGCTTAAAGCGCGCTTTAAGGCTTGGGTTCTGCTCTACCATTTCGACCGCTACATCAAAAACGATTGAGGCTTGCTGCCTGTCCGCTGCGCACCCGTATACTTCCGCTCCGTACTCGCCGTCGGCGCAAGTTAGATATAACGCTACCGCCGCCGCAAGCTCTGACTTACCCGCTTTTTTCGGCACCTCTATATATGCCGTGTTGTACTGGCGGCTTCCGTCGTCTTTGAGTGTGCCGAATACATCCCTTATAATTTTACTCTGCCACGGCAAAAGGTCAAAATTCTTGCCGTACCACTCGCCCTTTGTATGCTTGAGTTGATTTATAAATAACTCCGCGCGGTCTGCGGCTAACCGCTCCCGATTCCTCTTGTCTTTATTTTTTGCCACATTCTTTTTATTGCCTCCCGTTAAAATTGTTAAATTTGCCCTAGGTTTGCCCTTGGGTGCGTTTTTATGCTCTTTGTCTTATTATCCCGCCCCGTCCTCAAACGCCCGACAGGTCGCGACGGGTGCGTCGGGGTGTCGCTATTGCAGTAATTTTGCAAGCTCATCCGCCTTGTACGTCCGTTCCCATGCAAAATCCTTGCCAAAATGCCCGCCGCTCGCCGTGCCTGTGTATACCGCTTGTTTTAAGTCTAATTGTTTTATTATCTCGGCGGGCATAAAATCAAAGACGAGTTTTACTGCGTTTAATATTCTTTCATCGCTGACTGCGCCCGTGCCGAAGGTGTCTATGCCTATGGCAAGCGGCGCCGCTTTACCTATTGCGTAAGCGATTGATACTTGGCATTTATCCGCTATGCCGCTTGCGACAATATTCTTTGCTACATAGCGGGCATAATATGCCGCTGACCTATCCACCTTGCTTGCATCCTTGCCGCTGAACGCTCCGCCGCCCACGGCTATTCGGGGCCCGTATGCGTCCGCAACAATCTTGCGCCCCGTCAGTCCCGTGTCCGCGTCTATCCCGCCTATAATAAACCGTCCCGACGGATTGATTAAAATTTCGGTGTTTTCTAAATCAAAACCTCTAAAAATAAAGTAAATTACTTTTTTCATTATTTCGATTTTTAGTTTGTTTATATCCTTATCCGCATCGTGCTGCAAGGATACAACTATTTTTGTAAAGCGTTGAAATTTTCCGCCCTCAAACTCTGCCGATACTTGACTTTTACCGTCCGAGCCTATGCCCTTAATTTCGCCCGATTCTCTTAAATAATCAAGCCGCTCTGTTATGCGTCTTGCGTAAGCATACTCTGTCGGCAAATACTCCGGCGTTTCGTTTGAGGCATAACCTATCATAATACCTTGGTCGCCCGCCCCTTGCGACTCTCTGTCTACAGCCTGCGCTATATCGGAGCTTTGGCTGTTGACTGCCGTTATAAGTTCCGCTCCGGCTAAATCATAACCGACCTTACCCGCTGCCGCTTTTACTATTGCTTTATAATCCGGCTTTGCTGTTGTCGTTATTTCGCCGCCAACGACCACCAGTCCCTTTGTAGCGTATGTTTCGCAAGCGACCCGTGCATCTGCGTCCGCTCTCAAACATTCGTCAAGCACCATGTCCGATACTAAATCGCAAAATTTGTCGGGGTGTCCTTTTGTTACCGACTCCGCTGTAAATATTGTTTTGTTATTCATAATTTATTTTGCCTCCATTTTGTAATTCCAGTTGTCGAGTAATTCTTTATACTCAACCCCCAGTAGTTCGCCGAAAATTGCCATAAGCACGGTCACGGTGATGCCGTTACCCGCTTGGCGATACATTTGCGAGTTGCTTACTCCCGCCGCCCGTATTTTGTCTATCTCAATATCCCGCCACCCTTGAAGCCTTAAACATTCAAACGGCGTCAGTTTCCTTATCCTTACCGAGTCAAACTCCGTTTTTAATACGCTTGCGCTACTTGTTGCATGGCCGCATCCTGTTGTAACCGTCGGTGCCTCATCCTTTATTTCGGCTTGATTATAAGGATTAAACATTTCGGGAACATATCCGTTTTTATCAGCGAATGCTTTATATCCGCGTCCGACGAATGAGTCGCCCTCTATAACAAGATTATCTTTTTGCACCGAAGTCAAAGCGTTTGTTGTACCCTCGCTGTTTGGCTCTAAGCGTTGGGCATATTCGCCGTCTTTATCGTGTCGCCCACGCATTGCCGCTATTTTTACATACGATTGCTGCGAAGTTCCCGGGTGTGCTTGCAACGCAGGACATATATTTGACTCACTGCGTTTGCGTGTCGCTATACCGTCGCCCGCTTTATGCCCCCAATTATTCGGTGTCAACATTGTAACTACACAATTTTTTTTGTCGCCTGTAAGTATTGCGTTTGCCAGTTCATCCTTGCGACACTCAAAATATTCCGCCCTTACCTCGCCGTCATTTTTATAATTTCGGTTTACTGGCTGAAATTGCCCCGCCACGACTTCCGTTACATTTGGCATAAAGCCAGTTGTAACAGCCGTTGCGATTCCCTCCGAGTCGTATATCCTGTTTTGAAGCGGTCTTTTTTCGCCGTCGTCTTTATAATAATTTAAGCAAATTGTCTTTGCCACCTTGAGTCCGCTCCTGTCGCTCCTTAGCGTCGGCGCCGTTTCGCCGTAAACTCTCGGATCCCTGCCTTTGTATGTGTCGTCGATTATTACCTGCGGCGGGTTGCCGTGTATCTCCGCCCGTAGGGTGGGGCAAATAGAATGCGCCTTGAGTCCTTTTGTTTGGCATTTGGTTTTGCGTCCCTGCGGGTCAATTATTTTTGGCTCGGTATTGCCGCCGCCAGCACAATGCACCGTCGGGGCTATGCCGTCCGCATCGTATACTCTGCGGCTTATGTCGTGCATTTTTTCATACTTGCCACCAAGCTGCCCCGCTACAATACAAGTAGGCGACTTAAAATCTCTTTCGCATAATGTCCGGTGTACAGAGTCTGCATTTTGTATGCGGCGTTTTTCTTTATCAAAAGTCGCATTTAATATTACGCTGAGTGCCTTATCGCTCAAATAAAACTTTTCCTCCACCTCGGTATCAAGCATATCTTTGAGCCTAAGTCGCAACTCCCTTTTTTCGGGGAATATAAACGGTTTATGGTCGCCCCTTATCGATATACAAAAAACCCGCTCCCTGTTTTGCGGTATGCAATAGTCACGAGTGTTTAAGACTTGCCAGTAATTCGTGTAGTCGAGTCCTTGCAAAAACTCTAACCACTTGTCAAATTCGGGCTTAAATTTACCCGCAAGCGGTTTTACATTTTCTAATAGTAAATATTTAGGCAGCATTCCGTCCTGCTCCGCTACTCTTAAAAGTCTTTCGACCTCAAATAATAGCCCGCTCCGCGTTCCCTCTTTAAGCCCCGCTTGCTTGCCTGCCAAACTTAAATCTTGACAAGGGAAGCTGTAAGTCCATAGATCCGCTGCGGGCAATTTTTCTATTTTTGTTATGTCGCCCATGTTGTTTGTCGCCCCGTGCAATGCCTCATAACTTGTAATTGCAAAGCGATCAATTTCGCTAATCGCCGCCACGCTGTGTTCAATCCTCAAATTTTTGAGCGCTTGCGTTTGACTGCCTATTCCTGCAAATAATTCGATTATCCTCATATTGCCTCCCTGTTTTTTTGTATTAAAAAAGCGGCCTAGCGTTTTTGTCGCTTTGCCGCTGAATGAAAAAAGGCGGTTTGTCTGCCGCCTCTTTTATCCTGTTATTTGATTGTTATATTACCCCGTCAAGGTCGATAAGCTCTACCTCTTGTCTTATCCTTGCGATTGCGTCTTTGTGTGATGCGCTGCTTAAAACATCTTGTGCCATTTTCTCGTAATCGCTTTTAAGTATTTTCTTTTTTGCTAAGCCCAGTATTGCAAAAATATTACCGTCCTCGCTCCTGCTGTTAATTGTGATTGTATTATTACTCATCGTTAAGTCCTCCTAAATCTACTATGCCGCAGCCGTCCTCAAGCGTTATTGCATAATGCGTTCCGCCTCTCTCCGGCTCTTTACAATTTGCATCACGTATTTTTCGCCTAAGCAGCGTTGCCGTTATCACTACCCGCTTTTGTTTTGCGTCCGTATTTGCAAAGGGATATTTTGCCTCAATATAATTTTCGTCAACGCCTACTATTGCAAGCCGTTTGTTTTCTTTGTCTAGCCCTATGGCTATATACTCCGGCTTGCCTAATAATTCCACCGCCGCTTTGTTAAATACAAGCCCGTTAACGACCATGTCATTTGCGGTTTATCGGTCTTGCCTATCCTAAAATTAAAGCCCTTAGGCATTTTGTTTTTGGTGTCATCCATTTTGAGCCGACCTCCTTTGCGGCTAGATTTTTTGCGTGAATTATGGTATACTTTTAATTTTGCAGTTCCTTAAAATTCACGCTGTACTGTAAGCCGTTTTTTAGGGTCATAGTGAATGCCGTTATCTCTAAATCCTTGTCGCCCGAGTAGTTTACTGCTTTGACTTCTTTGATTTCAGTTGCTACTAACTCGCCTATTTTAGTAATAAGTTTTTCGATGTCTGTCATTGTGCGTTGCCTCCTTAATTTATTGTGCCTTGAAGCACAACTCTATTATATGACCACTTGACCTCCGCAGTCAAGCGTTTAGAGTGTGTGGTGGTCATATTTATTTGTCGATTAAATAGGGGGTTTGTCGATTGCAAGCACTGACCAACAGACTTTCTAATGCTGATTTTCGGCGGTGAAGTGGTCATAATAGATAATGATGGAAGAAAAAACTATGGCAACATTTTCCGAGCGTATTACCGAGCTTATACAAGAGAAAGAAATCAGTTCGCAAGCCCTCGCCGATATTGTCGGTGTTAGCAGACCTACTGTTGATAGTTGGAAACGCGGCGCTTATCAAATATATTTGAGCCATGCAATAATACTTGCAGATTTTTTTGAATGCTCTTTAGATTATCTTATGGGGCTGTGCAGCGATGAACGCATAAACAAAAGCACTAAAACTTGCCCGCCGTTTTATTCTCGATTCCTTGCTGTATTGGAAGAACGCGGTTTATCTAAATATCGCCTAAGAGTTGATAGCCCGATTAAAGGCGGCCATCTTAGCAAATGGAGAACAGGCAGTGACCCTCTTGTGCCAACCTTGATTATTGCCGCAAAATATCTTGATGTTTCGCTTGATTATCTTGTCGGTCGCAATCTCTAAAGCAGCACCGCTTTTTGTCCTGTCAATTCCTCCCACCGCTTGACTACTACATCGCAGTAGTGCGGGTCTAGTTCTATTGCATAACATTTGCGGGCTAACTGCTCCGCCGCTATTAGCGTTGAGCCGCTGCCGCAGAAAGGCTCATATACCAAATCGCCCGCTATGCTGCTATTGTTTAGCAACTCAGCGCAAAGTTTAATGGGTTTCATTGTGGGGTGTTCTGCGTTGCGGACTGATTTTTCGCAAAAAATACCCGTTGTTTTTTCTTCACTAAATATCTGCTCTAAAAGCAAGGTCATGTCGGCCTTGCTCATTTTTTTAAAGTCTAGCTTTGCTTGCTCAAAAACTGTTGTCTTGGTGCGGTCGTTTATAAAATAATGATTTACTCCCTCCGCTTGCTTCCATCCAAAAAGTATAGGCTCGGTTATCCATTGGTAGTCCTGCCGCCCTATCGTAAAATGATTTTTGACCCATGTTAAAGTCTGCGACCATTTCAGTCCGCCGTCCGCTAATGCCGTTATAAAATTGACCGCCTCTTTATTGCTGTAAAAAACATAAAAAACTGCGCCGTCCCGCATAATGCCGTAAGCTGTTTTGAATGCATCAATTAAAAATATCTTGAAGTCTGCGTCCCTCATTTTATCATTTATGATTGGTGCGTGTGCTTGCTGCGTATATCCCGCCCGCTGCCGCCTGTCTATTACATCGGCATAGTCTACATTATACGGCGGGTCGGTAAGCATAATGTCCGCCCGCTCCGCCCCAAATAACCGCGCTACATTGTCGGGGTTTGTGCTGTCGCCGCAAAGTAATTTGTGATTGCCTAATTGCCAAATGTCGCCCTCTTTTGTTATGGGGTGTCGCTCTGCCGCTTTGAGTGCCTCGCCCTCTACAAAGTCATCCTCGGCTACATTTTCAATCGCTCCGGTGCCAAACAGCGCCGCCGTTTCGCTTGCGTCAAAACCTGTTATGGATAAGTCGTAGCCGCTTTGCTCTAGGTCTTTTAATAATGCCGTGAGCAATCCCTCATCCCAGTCGCCGCTGATTTTATTAAGCGCTATATTAAGTGCCTTTTCCTGTGCCTCGTCAATATCTACAACCACGCAGTCCGCTTCCGTGTGTCCCAAATGCCGCAGCACCTTTATGCGCTGATGTCCGCCGACAAGGTTGCCCGTGCGCTTATTCCAAATTGCCGGCTCTACATATCCAAATTGTTCAATGCTGCGCTTGAGTTTTTCAAACTCCGCATCGCCCTCTTTTAAGTCCTTACGCGGATTATATTCCGCCGCCTTTAATTTATCAATATCAATTTTCTTTATTTGCATTGTGTCCCTCCGTGATTGGTTTGTATGGTATGCCGACAAACTCCATGACCTGTCTTAGTCCCAAGCCGCCCGCCTCGGTGTCGCGCAAACAATACTCATATAATTTTGGGTGTGTCGCAGCCATTTGCTGAATGCGGTTTGGTTCTTTTTCTAAGTGGCAACCGAATAAACAAAACATACAGCCCGTGCGCTCTAGTCCTGTTGTCTTATAGCCTTTGTCGGTTTTTTCGACTGTGCCGTAAACTTTTGCAAGCGGCAGATTATATTCGTAAATATATCTTAAAATATCTTGCTCACTCCAAAACGAAAGAGGCGCTGACCTAGCGCGTCTGCCCTCAAACAAATTACAGCCGACCTTTAGCCATGCGTCCCTGCGCCTGTTGCTTTCGTTTGCAAGTAGTCCGATGTATGGCACGAGTTGTCCTGCCTTGCCATATCTAGCAAGCGGGGTTTCTTTTATATGAACACAGCAAGCGTCGCTTATCTCAAACGGCGCATCTAATAAAAACCGCCACCGCTTGTATAAATTCTCTCGATACTTATGCGGCGATCCGTCGCGGTTTGTTCCCGTCATGCGCTCTACCGCCCACGCCGCTCCCCGCCTATATCCCGATATCGTAAGCGCTACATCCTTACTGATTACGGGGTAGCCGTATTTTTCTAATACTTGCCTAAAGCTAAGTTTGGGTCTTATGATTGTTACATTGTCAAAACTCTTTACAAATTCCACGACCTCGGGGTACTCTAGCCCCGTATTTACGAATGATGCTACAACATCTGGGAACTGCTGTCTTACCATGTGAAGTAATACTGTGCTGTCCTTGCCTCCGCTGAAGCTGATACAAACCCGCCCGTCGTTGCGGTGATACCATTCCATAATCCGTGTTTGACTGACTAAAACTTTACGCTCCCACGGCATTGATTGAAGCCGCTTTAAATCCTCTAGCGTGTGCTTATTTTCCATGCCGCCTCCCTCTCTTTTGAAAAACAAAAAAATATGTGTGAGTCTTTCTCAAATGTCGTTGCGTTAAATTGCCGTTATATACTTTTGTTTGCGGTATATTAAGTATCGCTAAATCCTTGGCATAAAAGCCGATCGCTGTTGCCCATTCATAAACCCTGCAATGTGTCAGCGTTGTTTTGCTGTCCGTGTAGTCTTGGCACTTAAAAATACAAATGCCCTTATGTGTTAATACTCGATGTGCCTCTGCGAGTATTGCTTTATAATGTCGCTCTAATTCGGCAAAGTCTTTTAATATACCCATTGTACGGCTTGTATAATAGCCCGCAGATTTTCCGTGAATGCCGAATATAAAAAGCGGGTCGAGCATTATGCTGTTTATACTCGCACCCGCTAGTGGCAAGTTCTCTGCGTTTGCCTCTTTACAAAACTCAACCCGTGGGTTTATGTCAAATATGATTTTAGGTACATTGACCCCGTCTTTATAAAACCCGCCCTTAAAAAACATAGGGTCGCAATCTATGTCGCAACCCCCGTTGTGCAATTCGAGCAAGGCTTTTATACACGCCTGTTCATTAGTAAAAAGGCTCATATAATGCTTGCCCATCTCGCACCCTCCGTTTTATTAAATTTTTGATATGAAAAAAGCGGTCTCGTTTTGCCGGAGATCGCTTTGCTCTTTACTTTATTATTTTTATTGCTTAAATTGTGCTTTGATCCAATCCTCAACTAATAATTTTGAACGACAACATATATAGGCAATTTTGGGAACTTCTAAAAATGGTATGCCCTCAAGCCTAAATAAATGTCCCCTTATTGTTGCGTCAGGCACTTTGCCTTTATCAAGCCTAGCACCCATTCGCTCTCTAGCCCTTTCTCCAATGTATATATTCTCTGCAAAGTCAATATGGCTCAATATTACATTACTACAGTTTGTGCCTGCATCAACATTTGAGTCACAATGAATGCAATTCCCCAAGATTATATCTTCATCAAGTTTTACTAATTCTTCGATCATCATGCTAAAATGACCTTCATTATTTCGTTTTGCTATAACTTCAAATTTACGAACTCCATTAAAATAATCTACAGTTTTCCAAGCTCTCTTTTCGAGATCTATTTCGTCATCGTTTGTTTCTGTTAAATCGTAGGCCGCCCCCTCCGCTCCGTATATAGTCATATTTTCCACCCATTTTGGATTTGGTGGTCGTATCAAACTTTCTTGAACGGGTGTTATTCCACGCTTATTTTCGCAAAAATTATGCTCTAATCTCAAAAACAGTTTATGTCCTTTATTTCCATAGTCATGCATCATTGTACTAATTACAGCGTAAGGGTATTGATAAAATCTAAAGTACAAATTGTTTGCCTTGAAATAGCCGCCCGCATCATAATATTTTGATATTTTTGAGTAATCTATCAGTTCTTCTTTGCCTTGTGGTTCTCTAAAAAATCCCGTCAACTTTGGTAGTTGTGAGTAAAGTTTCTGTGCCTTGTGATATGGCTCGTATCTCATTGTATAATATTCTTTTGTTTTTTTCGACTTATCCAAATTTTCAATATCAATTATAATGTGCATTATTAAGTATTGCTCTTGCTCAGAATAATCATTAAATTGCGGTGTTGCTAAAATTAGACCATTTGACTTAATTGCTTCGCTTGGTATATTTTCAAATTTATAATTGATTAAATTTTTGAAAGCCTCTTTGTTTTGCTGCGCCCAAAGATCTAAGTCAACTAGCAAAAATCCCCCTATTCTTGCTATTCCTTTTATTTCGCACAACTTTGAAATATATTGCTGTTTATTCACGGCACCTCCGCACAATACAATTATATCAATTTAATATACAAAAAGCAATTATATTTGCACTAACTCCGCTTTTTGCCCTGTAAATTCTTCAAAGCGTTTTATTGCTACATCGCAGTATTCGGGTGTTATCTCCATTGCCCTGCACCTGCGTCCTGTTTGCTCTGCTGCGATTATGGTTGTGCCGCTCCCGCTGAAAGGCTCTAGCACTATTCCGCCCTTGTCGCTGTGCATTTTTATACAACGCCACGGCAGCTCTATCGGAAACATTGCAGGGTGTGCGTTGTTTGCGTTTACTGTGTTAATTTCCCAAATGCCCGCATAACCCCATTTTTTGCGCTCGTCCTTTGTGAGCCGTTTTACAAATTTATAACTATGTCCCGCAAAAGCCGACACCCATGCGTACTCTTGGTCGTTATATTCCGGCTGTGCGTTAGCACCGAATGCCGTTACATATTCGTATTGTTGAGCGGGTTTATTAGTAACCAAATGATAAGGTCCTATGCCGTAGTTGATGCCTTGTTTTTTCCAAATACGGATCCATATTGGCCTAAAGCCCGCCTCTGCAAAAAGATTTACGCTGTATACGCTTGTCGGCTCTAGAAACTGCGTCCCCGTGCTGTAAAGGTCGCCTAAATTCCAACAGATAATTTCGGCGTGTTTTGTGATGTTTTTTATTACTGGCTTGATTAAATCAAACCATGGCTCTATGCCTTTTTTTTCGTATTCCTTGCCCACTCCGTATGGTGGTGAAGTAACCGCAACCTGCGCCCGCTCTTTACCTAATAACTTTGCCATGTCCTCTTGGCTCGTTGAGTCGCCGCACATTAAAAGGTGGTCGCCGAGCTTCCAAATATCCCCATGCTTTGTGATTGCACCTTTTGCTTTAATCTCTGAGTGAGCCTTGTCAACATCAAAATTATCTTGCACGGCATCCGCGCTATAAAACTGGTTGAGCAGTTCGTCGACCTCCGCCGCGTCAAAGCCCGTCATTGTTACATCAAAACTGCTTGCCTCTAAATCGCTAAGTAATGCGGCGAGTTTGTCCTCGTCCCATGACCCCTGTACTTTGTTAAGCGCAACATTCAAAGCCTTTTCCCTCTGCTCGCCTAAATCTACAACAACGCAAGTAATATCCGTTTCGCCCATGTCGGTTAATACCGTCAGCCGCTGATGCCCGCCGACTACATTGCCCGATTTGCTGTTCCAAATAATCGGCTCTACAAAGCCAAACTCTTTTATGCTGCGTTTTAGTTTCTCATATTCTTTGTCACCCGCCTTAAGTGCGATTCTCGGGTTATACTCCGCCGCCTGTAATTTGCTGATATGAATTTTTTGTATGTTCACTTTTTGCCCTCCGCTTGATATGAAAAAAGCAAGTCTTGCAGCTTGCTCCGTTTCAAAATATTTTATGACTAATGATTTTATTTGTCTTCTCTTAAAGCCTTTTCCCGCATTATCAATTCTTTTTCCGCTTGAATAGTGCGGGCGAGTTCTTCCTCTGTCGGCAAATGCAGCATATATTTTGATGTGAATATTTGCGGATTGCCGCCGTCGGGGAAAGTATATTTTACAACGCTTTCGTTTTTGTCGGCACAAAGGATAATTCCGATTGGCGGGTTGTCGCCCTCGTTCATAAGCTCCCGTGTGTAATAATTTACATACATTTGCATTTGCCCTATGTCTTGGTGCGTCAGTTCGCCCGCCTTGAGGTCTATCAAAACAAACGACTTTGTTTTGTAATTATAAAAAACTAGGTCAATATAAAAATGCTTTCCGTCAAAGCTGATGCGCTTTTGTCGCGCCTCAAAAGCAAAACCGCGTCCAAGTTCTAAAAGGAATTTTTGCAAATGGTCGATTAAGCCTTGCTCGATTTCGCTTTCTAATAAATCCATATTGGATTGCAAGCCCAAAAACTCCAAAACATACGGGTCTTTTACCATATCCAACGGAGTCTTGCCAGGTTCTTTGCTTATAACATCGTTTTTTACTAATTCCCTGTTTTGACTTGCAAGCACCCGCTCAAAACAAAAACTATTTATTTGACGCTCTAGTTGCCGTGTACTCCAGTTGCCCGCTGCGCATTCGTCTAAATAATACTCGCGGGCATGAGGTTTTTCAACGCGCATAATCATGCGGTAATGTGTCCACGACAATTCGCTACGCAGTGCGTAGTGATTTGGAAATAGCGAATAAAACTGCCGCATATTCCTCAAATTGCCTTTATCAAAGCCTTTTCCAAATTCGGCGGTTAGTTGTTTTGACAAGGCTTCAATTAGCCCATCGCCGTATGTGGCACGATCGGCTCCGCCTTGTTTTTCTACTATAAGCCGCCCTACATTCCAGTATGCCTCGACCATTGCAAAATTTACGGCAACAAAAGCCTTATCTCTTGCCGACTCAAGCACCTTGCGTATGCTATCAAAAAGTTCTCGTTCTGCGCCTGTAATTTGTTTATCTTCCGCCGCAGAGGGCAAATTTGATTTTTTCTTAGCCATGTGTTTTATCCTCTTTTGAACTGTCAAGTATTCCTTGACAGTTATCGCTTTTGAACTTGTAAAATATCCTTACAAGTTGCCTTTTGGCAGAAGCCTCTGCACAAATTCCGTTTGTCTAGCGGAATAAATATATTCTAGCATATTTATCCAGTAAAATCAAATAAAATAAAGCCCCTATAATTTACCCGTCAAAATTCTTTCCATGATGTCCTCATTAGGGTTTGCTCCGACTGGGGTTTCGCAGTTTTCTTTTACGATTTGAAAAATGGTTGCCCATAATTGATTTGCCCGCCTTAAAAACTTTTCGCTCATGGCTACATACGGCGAGGCAATCGGCATATTGGTTGTCGGGTGCTTTGCTAAAAGCCCGAATGTCGACAAGCCTTCCTCGCATTGGATATATCTTGCGACGCTTGCGGCGTACTGCTCTATTTGCTCCCGTGTGATTAAATGGCCGCACTTACGCTCTGTTATCCACCGCCATGTGCTTTCGTATATTCCGCCCGCCACGCTGTCGCGCTGTGTGTTTTTTGTTTGGTCTTTGAGCCAGTCGCTTGGCGGCGGTATGTCTGCCCCCTCGATTTCGCTCATTGCCTCGGGCGGTATATGCCTTGCCTCTCTTTGACCTCGCTTAGTCTCTAATTTTTCGGCTAGTGCTTTGCGTTTGCGGCCTGCGCCCTGCCTTTTGCCGCCGTGTACTGTGTTCATTGCTTTATTACCTCCAAAAATTACCGCTCACGCGCTCTGAGTCGGAATGTTGTAGCAAAGTCTAGCGGGAATGCCGCCCTGCACCGCCAAATCCGCCCGTCCGTGCCGCGCTGCCGCCTATAAACTTGAAAAACTTGATTTATTGCCGTTTTAACTTGATTTCGCGCCCATTTTTTCAAGTTTAATCAAGTTCAACTTGATTAAATTGCGCCGCTGCGCCACGAAAACTGCCCAAAACACGCCGTTTCGCCCGCTTTTCGCCCCATTTTGCATATTGCCTATACCCCGTCTTGATTTCCGTCTTTTTTCGTGCGTAACTCCTGCCCGCTCGGCAGCCGCCGATTCGGGAGGATTGAAGCCCCCCTGCCTCTAATGTTTTCTATTGTGGCAAGCCTTACATAAACTTTGCAGATTCTCGGGGTCATATCTCGACCCGCCATCCCGTATGGGCTGTATGTGGTCGGCTAAGGTTGCCGCCGTCATGCGTTCTGCTCTCAAACATTCCGCGCATAACGGCTCCCGCATAAGCTGCCTCTTGCTAGTTTCTCGCCAAGCTCTGCCGCCGTAAAACTTCTTTGAGTCGGCATCACGGCTGTTGCGGTTGTAACTGCTATTGTTTCCCTTGCTGTGCAATTCACAAAACCGCCCCTGTGTTAATTCGGCGCAGCCCGGGTGTCCGCACGGCCGCTTAGGTTTGTATGGCATGACTTGCCCTCCCACTTTTTATTATAACGGACTTATCGTTGTTTTTGGGTTTACACGGGGTTAAATTATTCTAAACTTTTTCTATTGTGTAAACTTAATAAGCCCCTTGTAAACCAAATTATCCACTTTGCGTCAAACAAAAGACAATCCGTGCCAGTATTGTTTCCATGCGTTTATACACCGCTTGCCGTGATATGCACAATTTTTTGGCTATTATCCCGACCTCGTATCTGTCAAAATACCTCATGCGTATAATTACAGCGTCGCACTCGTCTAATGCCTCAATCGCTCTTTCGATTGCGTTTAGTTGTTTTTCTAGTCCGCCTCCGTCCTCGGAAGACGAAGAATACGCTTTGTAAAAATGCCAGTTCTTCAGCCTCTGTTTTATCTCGCTCAGATTCAAATTCACTTTTTACCTCCTTTAAGACATTTTCATATACCGTCTTATTTGTTTCGTTTATAATTTGCCATACTCTTGCCCGCACGACCCAGTCCTGCTCATCTGTTATATCGTCAATTTTGGTTTTAAGCCACGCCCGTATTTGTCCGCTCTCCTCCAGTTCCTCGTCCCAATCCTCCGCCTTGCAAATTCCCGCTAAATCCCAATGCTGCATAAGCCCTAACTTTTCCCGCCTGTATATAAACAATTTGAGTAGTTGCCCGCTACCCTCGTCTAAATAATCGCACCTAAAATATCCCCACCATGGCAGCCGTCTTGCTGCCTCTTGGCGTGTTATATATTCCTCGACCTGCGTCTTTAATTCACGCCTGTCAAGGAGCGGTAAGTTTAGCGATTCCTTTATGTCAAAAACCGCCTCCGCCGTTATGTGCAATTTATGGATTAAATTTGTCATTGCTTATACTCTTTTTTGTTTTAATTCCCTCGTGCGCGCCCGCGCGCGTATACGCCCCGTAAACACCTGTCATCTGTCATAAATACCCTTTATATATAAATGACAGTAATTTCTCTCGCCCCCCGCGCGTGAGTGACGGGTGACGGTTATGACAGGTATATATTAAAGGTGCAAATAACAAGGCTTTTTTGTGACGGGTTGCCTTATGCTTTTTTTCATTAAAGGCAAGGTCCTTTATTCCTCGTTTTTACCAAACATCGACCGCTGCGGCGGCACTCTCTTAAAAAATGTATGCTTGCGTTCCTTGCCCGTCCGCTTGTCGCTATGGTCTATGCCGTCATAGTAAAGTTGATTTTTCCACTTGGTTATCGCTTGCCCGATTGCCTCGGGGCTTTCTGCCGGAGTCTTATTATCCATGTCATGCGCCGCTTTTAGAATATCCGACGCCGTTCCCGTCCATCCGAACGGGTTGCGGCCAATGAGCCACTTAACTGTGCGGACTAAAATACTATTGTCATAATCCGTCTTGCGTTTTTTCCTAAGTTCTTCTTCAGCGTTGCCGACCATGCTCCACGCAAAATTGGTCTTGTCGAGCCTTACGATATATTCCTTGGTTTCAATGCTTCGCCCCGATATGCTCATCAAAGTGTCCTCGTCTGTAAACTTCTTTTTACTGAGCATTATCATTGTGTCAACTGTTCCCCGTATTCCGCTGCTGCCTAAGATAGAGTTAAATATATCATCGTCGTCTTTCATCTTGCGGGTATGGTGAACAAGCAAAATACAAATGTTATTGTCTAAAGCAAACTTCTTTATCTGCCGCAGCTCCTCTACATCGTTTCCGTAAACATCGTTTTTCTTTATCTCTTTTCCCCTTATGGCTTGAAAAGTGTCTATTGCGATAAAGCCTACATCGGGATACATAACAAGCTGCCGCTTGATTTGCTCAAATAAGCCTTGCCCTATTTTATCCGCCGCCAAAACTACATGAGCGTTTCTTGGAAACATATTGCCGCCGACCGCTGTCTTAATTCGCTTTTGAATGCTTGGTGCATTATCCTCTAAAGCATAATAAATACAGCCCATGCGCGTCGCCTTAAAGCCCATGTATTCAATGCCCCGTGCTATTGATAAACACATTGCAAGTACCATCCATGATTTGCCTACTTTTGGTGCCGAGCAAATAATATTGAGTCCCTCACAAAGCAAGCCGTCCAATGCCCACCGCTGCTCGGGTAATTGCAAGCCGCATAACTCAGCAAAGCTCATCGGATCTTTTTCCGTCCTGTATTTTTGCCGCGCCGCTCTTATGGCCGCCGTGATATTGTTCTTTAATTCCTCCGGTGCATGAACAAGTAATTCGTTGGGGTCTTTGCAATCTGAGGCGATGTTATAATCAATAAACTTTGCGTTAATATCAAAGAGGGCGTTGCTTAAGTCCTGCGCCGCTTTGCGTCCTGCCTCGTCATTATCTAAGCACAATACAAAAATGCAATCGGGCTTTTTGCTGCTAATTTCGTTAAGCAGTTTACCGCCGCCCGTCGCTCCGCAAAGTGCCACCGCCGCGCTTCCGCTTTGTAATACGGACAAAGCACAAAACGGACTCTCTACTACAAAAACGCAGCCGCCCCGTATTTTGCTGAGTGCCTCCGCACCCCACAGCGGTTCGGCTCCGGCTTCCTCTGTTTTTGGTTTTCTAAATTTTTTATCCCTTACGCAGCGTGTTTGGTAGTAATTGAGCTTGCTTGAATATGGAATGACTGCGACTTGCTTTGCCTCGTCAAAGCCTAAATAAAAACGCTTCACGGTTTCCGCTGATAAACCGCGCCGAGAATAATAATCGGTGCCGCTCACGGACGCGTGAGAGTCCTCAATGTACTTTTTAACATCGTTTTTGGTGCCTTGGGGTGCGTCTGGGGTCGTTTTAACTCTGCTTTCGTGTCTTTTGTCGACCCTCGCTTTGCCGCCGTGGGTGGTGTCGTCT